TTGGTGGCGGTGGAGGCTTAGATGTTCAGACTTCAAATTCTGGATACTTACGTAATGTTGAATATTTAACAGTATCATCTGGTACAAATACAAATCAGATTTTAAGATATGTTGCCGGACCAAGCGGCGAAAATAGTAAAATAGGTGCTGCATTAGAATTTTGGCCCGGTCCCGGTTCTTATGCGGTTTTATCAACAATAAACGGAAAAATTGTTTGGGATTATCCAAGGATGAACAATGGCGTCGGTTAATTGGACAAATGTTGATTTTCTAACCGATTTATATAGAACGGTTTTAGAACGTCAATATGCAACATTTAATAATTTTCGAGTAGAAGACATATATCGTTTTCAGGTAGGACAGAATGCTTGTAGTATATATGTTGATGGTTTAAAATCAATATATCAAATAATTATAAATTTATCTTATGGTACTGCCTCAGTTTCAAATGCGGATGGAGGACTATGGATTCATCCAGATGCTGAAGTGGATGGCGTTTCAAATATGCCATTTATTACTATTGCTGATTACGAAGCTGCTTTAGGAGGACATGCTCCTACACATAAATTTCCTAAAGAGTTTATTCGTGGTCCATATTTTCCAACAACACAATGGCAAGATGGAAGTCCTATCGCAGATGGCGATATAGCTAGAGATTTATCAGATGGACTGATATATAAAAGACTTGGTGGGCAATGGGTGTTATCAGATGAAAAGCTACCACAATTAGTAACAATTTATAAGTGGGCACTTTTAGATCTTGGCGAAGTTGTTGGGCCTTGGATATTTGAAGAAATTCAAATTCTTCTAAATATGATGAAAAGATTTGCCAGACCAGTTAAAACAGATTCTACTCATATTAATGGTGTAAGTCCAACAATGGCTTACTATTATGAAACATACGCACGCAGTGGTCAATCACGAATTGATAATTGGAGCAGTCTTGCAGATGCAGAAGCAAACGCAGATAGCAATTGGACTCCAGTTAGTTCTGGTCCAAATAAAATGTATACTAACGTAAGAGTTGATTTTACCTATCAAGTTAATACTTTCCCAACTGGCACTCCAACAAACTTTCAGTATAGCCAAGTTACTAAAAATCTAATTGTTTCTAAGGTTGCTTTAGAAGCTGGAAAATGGCTTAATAGAACTGTAGAATTTCTAGCCAAACCAACTGTATTTTTACCAATGACCGATGGTGCCGGTGGAACCGACACTCCAAATGATATATGGGTAGAAGGACAATATAAGAGGTGGGACACTAAATCTGGTACAGGAACTCTTATAAGTAATTTTTCTGGAGAAACATCTATACCAAGTGTAAATGAATGTTTTACTAGTTTGCCTCCTACAAATGTTAATCATTCATTTGGAAATTGGGCAGGAAATGCTACTAGAGGTTATACATTAGGACAATTTACAACGTCTTTCATAAACTATGAGGTTTATGTTGTTGTCAGATTAGATGTTGAGGATATTACACTGGATGTTACATGAATAATATTGCAGTAATTTTATCAGGACAAGTTAGAACATACAAAGAAACATATAATTCTTTATTTAGTAATATATTACATAATAGAGAGTGTGATTTTTTTATTCATACATGGGATACAACGGGTAAAGTTATTAAGGTTCATAATGATTATGACTTTAGTACCAAAATCAACGAACAGGAAATTATAGATATATATAAACCAAAGAAACTAGCGATCGAAAACGCACTAGAGTTTCAATCAAAAATAAATATTGATAGATTTAGACCAAAAACTCCATTCGGCGGAACTAAGACAGAAAGCATTGTTTCACAGTGGTATTCTCTCAACAAAGCCTTATCTTTGCTGAATGATTATATTGGCGAAACTGGAACTAAGTATGATATAGTCATAAGAGCTAGATTTGATTCAATGTATAATAATCAAGTTGACTTGACAAATCAGATTGAATCTGGAAGTGTATGCATTCCGGTTCAGCCTCATTATGGATTAATTGATGGATATGCTAGTAATGATACTTTTGGTGCTGGACATCTAAAAGAAATGCGTATCTATTGTAGTTTATATAATAATTTTGACTGGCTAATGGAAAATAATATTCCATTTCATCCAGAAACTATGCTAGCGTGGAATCTTAATGCCAACGGGGTACTTCGGAAAACAATAAATTTGGATTATACATTGATTAGATAACTGTATAATTTAATTAGATATATCTATTTTATATAAATCCTAGGAGCTAACATTATGGCAAGTATCGACTTTTTAGCTGGACAAGGCACAAATATTAATAACATAGCTGGTAGCGGCTTGGGATTCTACAATGATTCCGGCTTTGGATATAGTATTTCTGTCGGTTCTTATAACGGAAGAACATTTATTACTGATTCTACTGGAACCGCACAGGGTCCAGAAGCAGATAACTGTAAATATCTAAACACTTCCGGTGTTATTGTCGGCCAAACTGGTAGTGGAATTAATCTTCTACAACTACCCAACTATCTATCTACTTTGAATATTCGGTTTAGTCATACTAGTGCCGTTAAGATTCAAAATGCAAAGATATACGCATATGATAGAAGTAATAAAAACAATAATCCATCTGGCGTAAACCTTTACGCTGCCGAGATTATTCATCCATCAACAATTCAAAATCTAACAGGTAGTGGTGACTCTGCTTGGATTAATATTAAGGGTTCTGGAACTACACTGAGCCTTGTTGATAGCCCCGGTACTAGCGGTCTATCTCCAAATGGTGGGAATACAGCAGATACTCAGCACGATTGGTATGTTGCCTTAAGTGCTAGTCCAACAAGTGTCGGTGCTAAAGAATTCGCTCTATGGACAGAGCTTGAATATCTCTAATAAAAACAATTGAATATACAAACGAAAAAACCCAGCATTTCTGCTGGGTTCTTTTATAGTCTAACAGGATTAGACTTGCTCTCAGGCGGTATTAGTTTATACAGTCAAACGTTTCTTTTTTGAAACTTCAAGACGACTTTTTCTAGTAGCTAAATCTAATGCTGACCTAGATAGAATTTGTAATTGTTCAGATAATGAATATAAAGCCCCAGACGGCTGTTCTGTTTCTAATAATACTTTACTTAATGCCAATAGTTCATGTGATAGTTCTGCTTGTGTCATTTTTATTTTTTATCCATTCATATAATCCATAAATATTTATTATTTGATATCCAGCAAATAAACTAAAGGTTGCCCAATCTTTTTGTGTTGCAAAAATGAACATAAAAATCATTGAACCAACTATCCATAATGGCCAGCACCATGGAGATTTTTTTGCATTAATAATTAAACCAATTAAATTAAGTGCTGTTGCAATCCATTGTGGTATATTATTATTACCAACCATACATAGTCTCCACAGCCTTCTTAAGAAGAATCAATAATAATGATCCTTCGCCATGAGTGATGCTATGATAGATTGGTCCAAGACGATTTTTGTTCTCATCTTGTGCTGAAACTGCAATATTGAAACCATACTCATTGGCTTCCATCTTAATTACCTTATTGCCACCAGACGGAGTTTGATGGAATAGACTTCCCTTTGTTCCTAGAGAATCTTTACGACCTTCTAGAACAGAGATTATCTCGCCTAAATCATTATCTCCTAGCTTAACTGTTAATGCCCCCTCTTTCCAGTTAAACTTAGCATTACCCTTGTCGTCGGTGCCCTCCTGCTTGGCGGCAACAAGGAAGAACATCCAAGGATTAAACTTATTGTCCTTCTTAAAACTTAGTTGCCAAGCCGTTGCAGCACCATTGCCATCATTCTTTGGCTTATAAACGCGATACTCTTTTATATTCTGTTGATAGTCTGCCATTACTTCTTAACCTCTACTGGAATTTCCTCTAGTTTACGCTGATATTTACTTAGTTGATTTGAGATGTCCAAGCCTTGCTTGTGTGTTAGATCTTCCGGGGTCTGAATATCAAATCCGAGCTTAATTGCTAGTCTAATTAGATCAACACCAGCACGATCACACATTACATTAAGACTATTAAGCATACTAGAAACAATACGTTTATCTGTGCCATTAGCTTCATCAACATCTGCCCCCTGTAGCTCTTCTGCTGTTAGAATCTTAGTTAGGCGTAGTGCCTTACGTAATGCACGACCTTCTGCACGCGTTTCCGCCGTCGCTACGGCGTGAACAGCGAATTCCTTGGCTGTATTGCCACTGAACACATCTGCGGCCCCAGAGAAGCTCTGTTTGAGTCCATTAATAAACTGAATATCAACTACTACAGTTGCACGTCCAGCATTATCAATAGTTGGAACCTGTTCAACTCTAGTAAATGTATTAAATGGTCCAAGCAGAAGCTCAGCAACACGACGAAGAGAGTCGGCCTTGGGCATTCCCTTGTCTAGTTCACGCTCATCAAACAAATCCATAACATAATCTGTCCACTTAGCATCTGTCATTAATGGACGATTGTCAACATCGTCTTCTGGTGTAGTGATTGGAAGCTTTGGCGACTCATCAACAACAACATTATCAAGTGTTTCCTTGACTGACTGTGAATCTTCTAACATCTTTCGTAATTCGCTCTTACCAACTCCCTTAAGTGAACTTGGATCAAAGCCTAGATCAATAAGACTCTGACGTAATTCTTCAACGCTCATTGCCATTAATTATCTCCAAAATTTTATTAATATCAAAGTCTTCAACAATATTAGGAATAACGTTAATTCCCATATCTGTTAGATATTTATAGTGATCATTAGATCTTGTAAACTTTACAATTTCATCATTGTTGAGAACTTTATCTATATCATCTTGATTGTGTCTAAACCAAGGACGAGTCCATTCAAGATCATTTATATAGTAATATCGTTTAGATCGAGTGGCATCTTTAATGGAAAATGCCGTACTAAACGATGTGGCTATCAAATGACCATAGAAAGCCATGGCGTCTTTGGCATGAAATCTTGCAAAACATGGCTGAATACACGGCATTGAATTCTCCTCATAAAAAACAGAGAAGTTTGTGCCAAAATTAGATTCAAGCCACTTGTTTGTGTTCTCAACACAAAGATGTGCTATTTGACTAGCCGATAGGTTGTCAAGAACAAATCCAACCATTCTAAAACCATCATCTAAACTAAAGCCATTTTTCTTGGCTTGTTTTAAAAATGTATTATCCTTGTTTGCCATTTCTTCTTTCTATTGCTTTAATTTTTACACGACGAACGTGTTCAGCAAACCGTTCAGACGGAGTTGTTATTGTTATGTTATTTCCACTAATTCTATATTTATATAATGCTTCGGGTATATGATATACTGCGGCGGTTTCTGCTATTCGAAGCCACATATCATAATCCTCTGGGCCAAAGAGACTTTCATCATATAAATCAATATGTTTAAAAATAGAACTAGCTATTATAGAATTATTCGAAACAATACATTCTTCAAATAAACGGTTGTAGCTAAAAGGTTCTTTAAATTCTCGCTTTATTTCACCAGTTGATTCATTATAAACATCATAGTCAGAATATACTAAGGCAACCGCTGGATACTTTAACATTACTTTAATTGACTTTTCAATCTTAGTAGGATAAAGGATATCATCAGAATCGGCAACGCATAGAACATCGACACCAGAGGCTATGGCGTGTCTTACGGCAACGTTTCGTGCTGCGGCTGGACCCCTATTCGTCTCTTGCGGAAGCAAGATAACAAGTGTTCCATTGATATTAGCGAAACACCAGCCATCATTTGCATAAACTAACTTTCCACCACGGTCTTGCATTTCCTGTTTAATCAATTTAACAGAATCGTCTGTACTACCATCGTCAACAACTACGGCATACTTAACCGGATATGTTTGAGATAAAATTCCATCTAAACATTCTCCGAAGTATTTTCCGTTATTATAGTTTGCAGTAATAGTTGCTACTTTTAATCTAGCTTGCGACATACTTGCTCCCAATTCGTAAAGTATTTAACCTTATCCATCCAAGGTGTTCCATAATTACAATTTAATTCATGGAATGCAAATATGTTACAAACAAAATAGTCCTTATGATAGAATGCAACATAATTATTATTATCGTAAGATAAAAGAGTTTGAACATCACCAAGTGCTGCTGTTTCAAACATATAGCCAGCGGGAATAGCAACTAGCCAATGACACTTAACCAATGGTGAAACATAATCATGAACATCGTTAAACGCATATTCATAATCACCCTTTAGATTTTCAAGATTCCAAGGAACACCAAAAGCAGTAATAGCTTCTAGAATATCAATAAAACCTTGGCCATGAGCTTTATCTGTGACAACAATAAGCTGTCTAACAAAATCTTTACAATGAGTTAAGCTTGTTAATGTGTCATTTAGCTTATCAACATCATTATCCAAACAAATAATGATAACACTTAATCGGGCTTCTTCTTCGTTCACTTTGCGAACTAAGAATTCTTTACTGTCTAGTAATAATGGATCAACTTTATTACGCCAATCAATAGTACGCTTATGACGACAATATCCTTCGGTATTCATACCGTCAGGATCATTAGTGGTTGGCTTTCCTAATGTACAGTTGTCATTTTCATTAAATACACATTCTTTACATTTAGTCTTTAGCATTCTTAATTAACTCTACTGTTACTGTGAACTGTTTTGGTGAAATAGACTCAATCAATAATCCAGAAGCACTTGCAACAAGCTTGATAACAGCAGTATCCATTACTGTTTTAAGCTCATTTCTATTACCAAGTGTCATGCCATGAATATCTTCTAAAGAAAGTTCGCTAGAATGAGCAGCACGCCCAATTCGACGAATATCATAGAAAGTTACTACTAACTTTCCACCGCCCGTCAGCTTTCTCGACCAATGATTTAAGACATTAACAATTTCATTTGGCGATAAAACATTTAAAGGCGGATTAAATACAATTTCTTCACAACTGCCATCATCAACTATAGGATCTAAGTTTCTATAGTTTCCTACAACGAATCGTGACCCTTCCGAGATACTATTTAATGGCACTACGCCAAAATTAATATTTTCATATCCATTACGGATATTTGTTCCACATTCAAGGTTTAATTTCATTTCAATCTCTTACGTAATAATCTTTTGAACACTGAGCACTAATATGATCGGCAGCATGAAGAACAAATGCTTCTGTTGTAATTGGTTCTGTTGGACTGCCCCATTCACGACGACCGTGATGTGCAAGAATAGCGTGGCCAATCTTATCTATTACTTCTGAATCGATACAATATTCAGTTGCAACACGCATAAACTCAGCATATGATCTAGAAAGATGTCTAATCAATGTATAGTGTGGTTTTACATTATATGATCCATCTTCTCTCTTTGAACCATAATCAAAAATCTTACCATAATCATGCCATATTGTGGCGGTGATAAGAATGTCATCATCAATATCTAAGCCTTGAGCATCCGTCATGCCAAGTGCAATCTCCAATACTTCTGATGTATGGACAGCAAGGCCACCATCATATGCATGGTGGCCGTGATTGGTTCCGCCTTTTGATCCGGGACAAGAGACAAAGTTATTATCATCTAAAACATACTGTGCAAGAGCCGCGAGATCTTCATCTCCGATACTATGAACTTGCTTTTGTAAATAATCTAATGCTGATTCTACTTGTTCTTTTCTATCAATTTGGTCTGCCATAAACTTCCTTAAAGACATTATTCCAAGCATCTACGTGTTTATCCAATGAGAATCGATTTAGAATTGTTTCCCGTGCGGCCTCGCCAAGCTTGGCTGCCTCATCAGGATTACGTAAACACCAAATCAAACGATCTCGTAAATATCCTTCGTCGTTGGAAATAAATCCATTGACGCCATCTTGTACAACTTCTGGTATCATGCATGTTGCTGTAGTAACAACTGGACAACCGCAGGCCATAGCCTCTAGAAGTGCCGTTGGAACAGGGCTAACGGTGCTAGTATTAAGAAATACTGATCCCTGTTGATAATGTCGTACAAGATCGTCTACGTCTTTAGCGGGCTTTGAGAATCCCTGTGTATCTCCAATTGGATTTACAGGAAGGCCATTAGATACCCGGCTGTAAATGCTCCAGCCACAACACCAGTCGCGACTAATCCAATCGTTAACAACTGTAAGAATTTTACCATTTTTTGCTTTGTCAATAGAAGGTTTAAAGATGTCTGTGTCAATACCATGATGAATCACCTTTACTGTTGAATCTTCTAAACTAAATCCCCACTCTTTAACACTATATTCACTAATAAAGACATTGAGATTTCCACGCATTTCTGTCATGGATTCTCGTTGACGCTTGCTCCACGTCGGAACAGGAAGCGTGTGTTCAATACTAAGTAATGGTAAGTTTAGTATAGTTGCCAATTGCTTTGCAACTTGAAATTGACCAAACTTATTTTGACTTAGTACCATATCAAACTTCATATCTGGCTTGATCTGGTTTTCACTTCCATCTAACAGAACAACATTCTCTGGAAGCGATCGGTACTTATGATTCCAAGTTTTAATTCCCTTTCCTTGCCAAAGATAGAATGTATGTGGCATTTTAGCATAACTACTCTGATAGGCCTCATGAGTAGGAAATGTTAAGATATTGTAGCGGCCACTATGATTATTAATGGCTCTTAAAATTCCTTCTGTCTTATTTTGCATTATTTCTCCAGTGCCATTTTTAGGCATGCTCCTACGTTCTCTCTAGAATAATGTAAACACGCATCTCTAGAACGCTTATTGCGATTTTCATCTGATAGCCATACATTCTTATCAATAGCCACTCTAACCATAGCATTAGCAAGACTATTAATAGTTACATTAAACCAATCTTCGTCTGCGGTATAAAGACCAGCGGGGCCACCATCTACTCCAAACACTGGAGATTCTACTCCATCAACTAGAACGCCACCATTTTGATAAATATAATCTTTGAATGCACCGTGCTTAGGAGCAATCACTGGATTGCCAAATCCCAACGCATCAATTGCTGGTAAACACCAAGCTTCACCATGAGAAGCCGTTACAAAAATATCACAACTCTTATGAAGAGAATTGATTTCATCATCTGTCATATATTCTGTTTGAATAATGACTTTTGGATAACGATCTTGATTTGTAAATCGCCCCATTCCGTGCTTTAAATCATCAATTATATTCTTTACTGCTGATAGAGTTGATGCTCCATTTCTATTTGGCATATGTGTCTTAATAACTAAAACAACATTGTCGTCAGAAGTAAAAGCAGAGTAATACGCCAACAAGAGAGCTGGAATATTCTTTCGTCTACCAAATTCAGCAATAGTATAAAACTTAATAGTATTCTTTGGCAAGTCAAAAGCAAATGTTTTATATTTTTTTGAAAACTTGGCAGTATCAACGCAATGTGGTATTACATCAACATGCAAATCAAGATTCTGTGTTAATAATACAGCCTTTTGATGATTACATGGGACAATAATCTTATCCATTAATTCAATGTGATGCATCCAGTTGGTATTAGGAAATCCGCTAGTTTCATAAGCAAAACTTCCAACGTTCTTGACTCCACCTTTGTAAATAAACTCACTAGGTAGATTATAATTAAACACCACATCTACATTAAGCAGATCATTCTTTTCTAATTCTTTAATTCTTTCAGGAACCTCGCCACTAGTATTTGTCATCTTAACAGAGCGAGGAACAACTTCTACACCAACGGAGTCTAGAGCCATGATGTTTTCAATACATGCTTTGGCATAACCAGTCCCGTCTGCGTAGGGTCCAGCCACTACTACCTTCATTATATTTCCTTCGGTTCAGCAAGGGGTAAAAACTCATCAATATTATTTTGAATATACTCTTTTAAAGAATTTGCCAATACTATTGGATTTCTGCATGTAAGCCATTCTCCGTCGAATGTCATTCCTCTATAGTATGTTTCTTTAATAGTTCCAAAACTACCAGCAATTATTATTTTTTGTTCAGTAGTCGGAACTTTAACAATCTTACCTACCATAAAACCTCTTCTAAAGATTTCTTTATTAATTTAGGAACATTGGATAAAACATTTTTTGGGAGATTGTTGACTTTGTATACACCAACTTTCTCGTTCGTTTTACTCTCGACATCCATTTTGCCTTGAGACGAAGCAAATACCCAGATTCTAACATCTGGTAAATCTATAGTGTCAATAAATAACCAGTCTGAAACAATAGTTTCTACACCAGTTTCTTCTTCGAATTCTCTAACCATAGCGGAGATAGCAAAGCTTTCATTTGGTTCAACTTTGCCGCCTACGCCATTTATTTTACCCTTTTGCCATTCTGGTTTATTCTTCTCGATAAGAACAACATTCTCGCCAGATTGATCAAACATAAAGCCTAAAACATATTCTGTAAAATTATCCATTAAACTGTTTCCCACTTCAATTCTTGTTTAGTAGCAAATGGTTTAGTTCTAATATATTCCCAGAAATTATTATTCTTAGCTAATTGAATAAAAAGATTTACGGCGGTTTCATGATTAAATTGTTCTCGTCCGCCACGCTGAATATTAAATCCAACGTTCAAACCTTTAACAAGCTCATTTCGCCAATATGTATTTTTTAGATCTGGCCTACCTAAAATATTATCTAAACACCAATCTATGAAGGCACTATTATTAGACACCTTAGGAATATCTGTATTCATTGGAGCATTGACTTGACTTGGATTGTCCCAAGTTGTTTCTGGATCATGAATCTCCATAGAATCAATAGCTCTTTCAAATACATTAGCGGCTCTATTGAATGAATGGTTTTCAACAGCGTCTTTTCTTGCTAGAACACCAAGTTTCTGTCGGTCTTCTGGTGACTTCTTAAAGAACTCATAGAATTTCTTAACGGCATCTTCAACATCAGGAAGAGCACGTTTTTGTTCTGTTTCAATCACTGGTTCATAGAAGAACTTAGCGACCTTGATGGGCGTGCATCCGGGGGCGTTTACTTGCTCGGAAGTGGCACTGTAATCGATTCCCATTGCGGGAACGCCACAAGCCTTACCTTCTGCCAAAGGCATTCCAAAACCCTCGCAAATCGAATATTGAACATATAGATCTGCCAAGTTAATTAATGCGGCGAGTTGCTGACGACTCACACCATTCTGTGTATTTGGCATATGTGCAGCCAAAGCACCACATTTTGCACAAGTTGTCAACTCTGTTTGGAAGAAATCTACATAATAAGTCTTGCAGTTTTGACAAACATAAGTTGTTAATACTCTGTGGCCAACACCATTTTGCATAATATGGCGGGCAATATCAAAACCAACATCTGGATATGATGTGTGAAGATATAAATAAGTATTGCTGGCAAGTTTATCGTCTCCACGCTTGGCACAATACTTTAAATATTCCTTGAATGTCTCAATTAGATCAGGATATAGCTTTCTACGCTGATTACGCATAACGGTCATAATAATATTTGCATCAGCGGGAATAGATAGTCGGCTACGTAATAGCTTCTTATCCATTGGCTTAAATAGTTCATGATCAACACCGGGACCAACAATATCAAATACCTTGATCTTGCCGGGTGCTTCTCTTTCTAGAACTTCCTTACCATATTTGCTATATGTAAGAATCATATCTGCTCTAGAATATGAATCAAGCCACTCTAATCGTTGAGGTTCGCCGTCAACTGTTGGCATCCACATCAACTTGAATAAACGACGATATGGACTGCGTAGTTGATACTCGCACATCCACCAGTCTCTTACATCAATAACAATATCTGGCTTAAAATCTAAGCAAACCTGTTCAAATACAGATTCGCCAAATTGACCATAGATAGAGTTGTTATATCTTTCTATGCCCAAAGCATCATTAGCTTCGGGAATTCCGCCATAAAACGTCCAAGGCAAATAACCTGTTCTTGGATCGCTACTCTTTGCATAACATCCTAATTCTGCCAACTCGTACTTGCCAGTGGCGTGTAGTCGTTGTAGAATCTCCATAGTAAGGGTGCTGAAACCAGTCGCCATAAATGATGCTTCAGACACCCATAAAATACGCTTTTTTCTCATATTAAGCTTTATTATTCTTTCGTGCTTTCTTTTCCTTCATCATTTCATCAACAGCTTCACTATTATGTTTAGCTATATCGTGAAATGTCTCATTAGGATTTGGAGTGTAATTTTTTACTTCTGCAACAGTATTTTTTGCTTTAATTTCCGCTACAGGATCTCTTTCTACTGCTTTACGTCCACTAGTAGCGTACTTTTCGCGTAACGCAATTTCGTCTAAAGCATGTTGTCTAACTTGCATTTGAACATTGTGATTAAATCCAGAAGACCCAAGTGCTTCTAGGGTTTTCTGTATTACAATGCCAATAATTGTTTCATAGTCCATATTGGCTCCTTAACCAATGATTTGAATATCTTGTACGACAATCTGATCTCGACCATTCCAGCATTCTTTCTTTGCTACAATAGACGCTACTGTATCTTCGATCAAATCACCCTTGATTTTTTCATAAACTTCTGGCCAACACACTACATTAATTAAAGCACCAGTATTATCAGAAATAGATAAATAACAATAATCTAATCCCGGATTACGAGATTTTTCGCCGGTTTTTCTCATCCTGATTGCATCGATAACACAATGCATTGTTACTTTTGAGCGGTTTTCTGCTTTATAGACTTCGCGGCAGGTTTTAACGTTTCTTTCAGTATATTGAACGTCATCCGCAGCAGAGCAGGTAAGATTGAGTCCTAGGTAAAGTTTTTCCCAGATACTCTTTTGACGATTTGTGTCGGCTTGTAAATTCACGAGATACGATATTTTAGCTTCAATTGTTGGAATTCTTTTTTTAACACATTTTCCATCTTCAATTAAGCTATACAACGCATTCTGAATACCTTTCTCATCAATTTTTGACATTACATATTCATATTCCTTAGGAGTTAATGGTTTAACTTCTGGTGGAATCTCAAAAGTATCTTTTTCGCCACGACCTAAAAGAACGTGAAGGTGACGTAGCATTAATGTTCTACTTTTGCCATAACAATCGCAGGCACCAGACTTTATAAGACTTTCTGCGACGTTTCTTCTAATCTTCTTAGCGGATTTTAGAAATCCTAGAAATGTACTTAAATCTTTATCTGATAATTCTTTAATGTTATCAATTGCTTTCGATCCAACTCCACGAATATGAGATAGGCCGAAGATTATCTGCTTATCGCCAACAATTTCGAAATCAATATTTTTACGCCGAACGTCTGGTGGATTTACTGTGACATTATTTAGACGTGCGTTCTGAACAAGATTATAAATTTCTTCTTTGGGATCTGGTTTCCAATCTGAATAAGTGAGCCAAGAGGTATAGAATTCCGTCGGAAAATGGACTTTTTGGTAAGCTGAAAGATAAGAGATTAGAGCATAGGATACTGCGTGAGCTTTATTAAAGCAATTAGAAGTAATTATTCCATCACCAGTTACAAAGTTATGCGATGGAACATTCATAATTACATCGTAAACATTTTCTTCTGGTAATTTCTTTATAGAACTAATTTTAACTTTAACATAAGGGTATCCCTTTTCGCCACGCTTAACACGACCGTTAGAATATTCAATTTTTTTATGACATGAAGAACATAACTTTATTAAGTTTTCTAATTCGTTATTACATCTATTGCCATCTACATGATGTGTTTCAATTCTGGTTTCAAGTGAATTTTTGCCGCAATGAAAGCAAACATTCTCCAATATTTCTTTTGCTTTTTCAAATTTAGAGAAACCGCCGCCTGTCCAGAATGGATTTTGTTCACCTTTTGGAAAACCTTGTCCAAAATAACTTTTATTTCTATTTATGTTTTCAATTGATTTATTACTAAATCTAGTCATTGGTTTAAAATCAGTGACTTCATATTCACCACAAATTAGCAAATAATCACCAATTTTCAGATCACAAGCTTTGATTTCTTTAGTAATATCAATAGGAAATTTATGATCTGGAGTTACCTTTATTTTTGCACCATTTTCAAGGATAATTTCTAAAACTTGTCTTTTACCTATATACTTAATGTCAATGATGTCATTTGGTCTTATTCTACCATCAGAATCTAAAGATAAACCTTTGCCATAATTTTTAAGCAGTTTCCATTTTTTATATAATGATAAATGGCCAGTCTTTTTTGCATATTCTATATCATTTCTGATTTTGAACATGTGTTCAACTGTATATCCATTATCTTTTAAATATTTACCTTTAGTACATTTTTTAATTATAGTATCACCGGAAACACAGTATCTAACAGATTTTTCAATCCAGCCAAATATTTCCTCTGCTTCTTTTTCATTGATTAAACCTTTCTTCTTAGCTCCTTCAAGAAACATTTTTTTCACTTTAACCATTTCTTCTGGTTTCTTTTTACCAATAGCTTTACGAAGATTGTCTGCTTGAACGGAACTAAATCCTGCCAAATCAACAGCAATTTTCATAGCTTGTTCTTGGTAAATCAGTGATCCATACGTATCTTGTAAAATATGCTCAAGTGCTGGATGAAGATATGTAATTTCCTCCTCGCCGTGTTTTCTTTTTACATATGATTCAGAATATCCGCTTTCCAATGGTCCGGGTCTCAAAATAGAAACAAGAGCAGCTAATTCCTCGATACTCTGAGGTTTGGCTTTCTTTGACCAATCTTGTCCAAGTTGTTTCTCAAGCTGAAAAATTCCAAGTGTATCTCCGCGAGCAAATAGCGACCAAACGCGAGGATCATTTAATGGTATATTTTTAAAGTTATATTGACCAGATTTTGGAACTGCAAATCTTTGTGAATCAGATTCTACAATTCTTTGTTGTGTTTCTTTATAAACAGCACTGTCTAAACTGAATCCACTGTTTATAATGTTATTTAATTGTTTATTTTTATCTGGACTATTCAGTGTCGTCTGATTCAATGTAATCATTTATTCTATTCCTTCGTGGAGTAACACCATTAACTAAATCCTGTGCCATTTTAAGTTTATCTAAGATAGCAACACCTAGAATATCCATCTTAATTCCGCCGAGCTTTGCTACTTCATTCATATCAACCGCAATAATCTTTTCCTTAGTCTTTGTATCCAAAGCCATAGGAAAACATTCTTCAACAGGTTTTGGTGCAACAATAACTCCAGATGGATGTCTTCCTTGACCACGTTTTGTACCTTCGCATCTTACTGCTTGGTCAAATAATGGCTTGAGTTTTGGATCAGTGTAATATTCTTGAATTTTTTCAGAATTATCTAAAGCCCAACGTAGAATTCCATATCCTTCATGGCCAGCATCACGCATTGCTTGAATATCATCGGCAATTTCAGCTTCGCCGGGAATATACTTACAAATCTCATTAGATAAATCGAATCCACCTTCAACATTCTTTACTCTAAAGATATCTTTAACAGCGGCTTTACCTTGAATTCGTTGAAATGTAATAATTTGAGCTACATTATCTTTACCGTACTTATCTTCAAGATAAGCGATAACCCATTCTCTATCTTCCACTGCGAAATCTGAATCAATATCAGGATATTCTATATGATCTGCTGTATTTCGTCCTTCTGAATAAAATCTTGTAAATGATAAATCATAAAGAATTGGATCAATATCTGTAATACCAATAAGATATGAAATCAAACATCCAGCAGCAGAACCGCGACCTACGCCACGAGGAATTGGATCTATCTTACCGCCTTTGGCGAGATTTTCTTTCCAGTTAAAACTATGATCTATTGGTCGATTATCGGCAGCCATACAATAATCCCATACAATTAGAAAATAACTTGACAATTGAGCTTTAAAGATAACAGGAAATTCTTGTTCTATAAGTCGCTTCCAATATTGTTCTTTTGAATATTTACGCTTAGTATCTTTCCAATCATCATTTAGCCATGGTTTTAATTTTTTGGCACCTTCGATACAAAGGTGTACTAAGTATTTATCTTCAATCGCTGGTGCAGACTCTAGCCAAGATGCAGTTGTGTCAAATTCTGGTACATCATACTTAGGAATATATGGCTTGTGAGAAATATCAAATTCCTCAATCTGCTCGCCAACTTTAACAGTCATAGCGAGTTCTTCTTCGGTAAACTTTTCTTTCATTTCATCATAAGAATGAATATAGAAATTATCGCTACCAAAGAATACCATGACATCATGGCCTTCCTCGCTATCCAATTTCCCTTGAACAGACGCCTCCGTTTCCTTCATATTAGTCATTACCATCAAACGCTGGTCAGCAGCATCTTCTGGTGAAGGATAGTGTGGATCAGAAGAGGCCATAGCGGGAATTCCAGTTTGCTTAGAAACCTCACGTAAGCACTCTACAATAAGCGGATGAATCCATAATGCCAAGCGATCTGTTGGCTTAAGTTCATTTTGTAATTCTATAAAGAAATTTCCCTTGCCAAACATTCCTTCCATTTTTTCAGCAAGTTCGCAGGTGGATTCCAGCCAGTCTTCTTTAAGGAATTTTCTATAGAATTCAATGTCTCTTTCTTTATATTGCCCGTAAGCTCTTTTAATATCACTACGTCGTTGCTCATGATCTCCGAACAAATCGCAGAATAAATTGTCTGCCAAATGACTTCCTTGGTGTCCGGAGAACGACATAATTCCCTTATCTCTACCAACGAAATGTTCAAGTCCAACATGGGTGATGTTATTATCTGTATCTGTCCAGTTGAATAGAGAAATCCTTGGCTTGTAGTAGTAATACTCGGGGTCATTTGTTTTGCTTACTAGTTTCATCAAATTAAGCCAGCCGTCTTTATTCTTGGCCCAACAGACCATATGACAGTTAGCTCTATTGTCTTGTTCTTTAATCGCCGCAGATTTATGTGTTACGTATAATTCAACACCTAAGATTGGCTTAATTTTGGCTTTCTTGCATTCTGTCCAATGGGCGATATGGCCAAAGACGTTACCGTGGTCGCTAATACCCAATGCAGATAGCCCGAGCTTTTTTGCACGGGCTACGTTGGCTTTAGGAGAGCCAAAACCATCTAAGATTGAATAATACGTATGTACATGATAAGGAATATATGACATTATTAATTCCACTGAACAAACAAATCTTCATGAATACTACTATATGAAGTTCGATAACCGTTTTGCTTTAATCTATCTTCAACAAGTTCTAAAAGTTCTTTTCCGTAATCTTTATTCGGTATTTTAATGAAAATATATGTATTTGCATTTCCGGCGGCTTTATTGATATCGTTATAAACTTGTTGAATAAATGATCCAAAGTCCTTTTTAGCAAAGGACATAGCATTATCTCTTTTAAATTTTGCTGATTCTTCTGTTAACTTCTTTGCTTCTTGTGCATTCATCGTGGTTCGTATACCTCAATATAACAATCTAAATCCCCTAGTTTCTCTATTATAATCGGCTTAACATCATCGTAGTTTAAGCGACCATTACCACAACCTAACGGCGGGATAGCAATAGATCTGATTTTATGTTCAGAAATAATGAACCGTAGATCATCAAGGCCGTCTATAATCCACTCTAATTGCGATGGATTTTTCCAGTGTTTTTTGGTAGGAAAGCTTACTATATATCTTGGTCCATCTTTTGATTTACTAGGAGTAATAGCTACTCTGCCGGGTTCCATGTGTCCGTTACGACATAAATATTGATAAGTATTATAATAAGAAGGGAACCGCTGCTTAAATTGCAATGCGATTCCCTTTCCGGCGACACCTACTGTATTAACAGCATTAACCCATGCTTCACATTGTGAATCAAATAGATTGCCATTTTGAATAAAATTAATCATTTACCACTGAATTATAAGTGTATCTTGTCCATTACCATCATCATCATATTGACACCATTCAATATAAGCAGTATATCCATCATTGATTAGTGATTCTATTAATTTATTTCGTAAATATTGATTTTCTCCAGGAAAATACGATACTATATTCTTGCCATCGTCAGCAGCTTCAGAAATACGAAAATGTGCATATTCAAGTTCTTGTTTCAACCTGTCATCTGCTTCTTTTTGTTTCTTTACCTTTTCGGCAATCTCTCTAGCACGTTCATTCTCTAATCTGGATTTTTGTACTAATTTTGATTTTCTATTAGCTTCTTTTGCTGTCATTTTACTTATCCAAACATTTAAACATATATAAAATAGTCTTTGCACCAAAAATGAGCACTTCGATATAAGGGATTTTGATTGTGATTTCTCCCTTAGTAAATTCGACATATGGCTCTTGATCTTTAATGGTAATACCATGATCTTTCCATGCTGGCATTGCTTGAAGCATACCATATACATGATTGGCTGGCATAAACTGTTGATTATCCATTACTTAATTCTTTTCCTAACATTTAGAACGATATATTTGTTTTGAATGAATTCATGACCAAGCTCTTTGGATTCTCGCCAGACATCATCACATATACCTGATGTGCCAAAAGAGCATAATTTGTTACATTTCCACGATTTGTTTTGCTGAGGATCTTCGTTGTTTTTAATTGAGCGAAATCGTTTTAGCAGAATGTTTCTTGTTTCTGCCAAGTCCGGTTCACAGAATGGTACAGTTATTGGACCACCATCAGTAAAATATATAAATGTAACTAAGAAGTTTTTAGCCCAAGGATATAAGTGCTTTGCGGCAAGATGATACATTCGCGGCTGAATCTCTTTGTGAAGATCGGCGGGTTCTTTCTTGTGACGATCCTGAGAATCCCAAGCTACTCGTGAGCCAGATTTATAGTCGATAATCTCAACAGTTTCGTCATCAAGCTTATCAACCCTATCTATTCTGCCACGAAGTGTAAAATATTTATCTCCATCGACAGGGAGTTTGAATGCTGGTTCTCGCATTTCGATATTAAACGCAGCCTCAGCAGATATAGTATTTTCTCTTATTGGTGTGTATTCGCTATTTAATAAAGAATGCATACCTTTACAGACTTTTTTAAGTTTGTCGTCTGTAATTTGTTCTGCAATATGCGGTTCTTCATTGTAATAATGATTAAAAGATAGGTTCCAAAGATAATTAGGGTCCCATATCTTGCTGTCTTTACGATGTTTAACAACCACTGCTCTGCTTAGAATCTCAAGCACTTTATGAGCCATCGTGCCGAGAAGTGCTGCGGCCCCACTTTCTGACTCAAAATTGAGACCATATTGTAAATAATATTTCCACTGACAGTGGGAATATACGTCGTATGCCGATGCTGAGATCCCATTTACTTTCATACTAGTTTATACCTTGCAAACCACTCATCAACGAATGGCTTTAGTTTCTTGTGTGTTTCAGAAAGTGTCAAGTTCTGATTATCAAGTACAACTGTAAATTCACCTAGTGGGAATTCATCAAGTGCCTTCTCAGACTCATGAACATCTTCTACAAAATTACGAAGCAGACGAATTACCTTTGCATCACGCTCTGTGCCCATTGTTACTTCGTTTGGAAAACGAGCATCTGTAGCAATAGCCAGTTCGTACCCTTCGTTCTCAATAGTAGAATACAGTCCGCGTGCCCAGCAATTAGGATCGATTCTACGGCATACATCTGTTCCAAAGACCTGCATCACCTCTCGTGCCGTCATAAAGCCACTGGCGGGCTTTAAACCACCGCTGCCGCGACGTGGCCGACTATACTTCTCGCGGATTTCTGCTGACATATCATCCCAAGAAATATGAGTTGATGTATTCTTGTCATCATCGGAACCATAACATTGTGTGCGATCTAGTCCTAGGACATTGATACAGAATTCCTTTAGAGGATCTGCAAAACTATACATCTTTACAGAATACGTTGAAGCTAGTTGACGAGCTTCGTCAGAAGGATAATCAATAGGAATGATAGTATTATTCTTAAACGTATCAATTACAACAATTTCCTTACCAACTTTCTCTAAAACTAATCGCTTCTTGCCGATCTTACGATTAACAAATTCACAGTAGATATATTTACCCGCTGATGACTTGCCAGCCTGCTTGCGTCCCGATAAAATAATTTTTAACTTATTTGCCATATTATTTCTTTTCAAGTCCTTTAATAAATGGAACTATTACGGTATCCATTCTTTCCTTATTAACGTCAGCAATGTCTTCGCCAGCGTTAAGCAACATCTTGATATTTACTAATTTAAAGTACATGCCTAAGCTTTCGTCTAAAGCTTCTGCCGCTTCAATTCCTCTTTCATCATTATCTAGTGCAACAATTAATGTAGTTGCACCCATCTTAATTAATCTACTAATATGATAATCAAAAACATTAAGGCCGAAGATACAGATAGAATTCTTTATGTTATGTTGTTCAAACCACCAAACGTCTTTAGGCCCTTCTGTAATAACAGCAACGCCTGTCTTTTTGATATGTTCTGTAGCAAACCAACTATTGTAGAGTACAGCGTTAGAATTAAATCCATAATGAATCCACTTGGGATAAGCCCTAACCGATGGATTATCTTGTGGACAACCATTTCTACTTTGTTCATGAAAATCTCCACAGATATCACATTTTTCAAACTTAATTCTACCAGTAACACCAATCATTGTATCTCCAGCTTCATTTAAAACCGGAGCGAATGATCTTAGATACATAGGTTTACGTGAATCGTCACAATAACCAACATTGTATCTTTTAAGAATTTCTAGCTTAAATCCTTGATCTATAAAATATTGGCTTGGTTGGATTTTGCCATCAATTAATGATAACGGTACTGGATCAAACTTTTCTCGCACATTACGTTCCTGTGCTCTTTGTTTAATCCTATTTTTAAATTTTGTTTGCTGTAGAAGCTTATGAACCTCTAGATTTTCTTCGTTTATGGTTGATTCGCCTTCGATTGGTATGTTCAAAAGTTTAGCTAACCAGAATACGGATTCTCTAAAACCCACTTCTCTGTTATCTCGTTGCGACAAAATAGCTGCAACAAGTCCGAATATGGAATCTCTATCAGTGTGACAGCGGTTTGTGAAACATCGCCATCGCTTGAAGGTTGTACTATAGCTGAACGCTGTTTGATTGTCTCCTCCGTGGACAGGACATGAACACCGAAGTTCGTCTGAGAATCCAATTGAGTTGTCGATATCGATTCCAAGTTCGGAGAGTACAAAATCAATTTGCTCATTTGCCGTCTCTCTTATTGTTTCCAGCGTTATTTTGCTGATCCGTTCCACTGCCATTTATCGGCCCCGTGCATACTGCACTATGTAATAAACCTTCTCTGATAAGACCACACGCTTCGTCGCGTGACACGTTTGGTCTTAATGAACAATGAAGATTTATATAATCTCCATATGTCTCAATTCCACTACCATGTCTAGTTTCAAGAACAACTAATTTCTTATTACCGTGTTCCCACTTAGAACCCATGGCCAAGTCATTATCATCTTTATTTCTCAGTAGTGTCAAAGATGAACATAGCCATAGAATACGATCTGATCCAGCAACTACATTAGTATCTTCGCCATCAATGCCATCACGATTTAGCTGAACATAGCCTAAAATTGGCAAATCGTACTTTACACAGAAATTATGCATTTCCGTAAGCATTAGACCGAGTACAATATATTCAGGAGTAACACTTGTGAGATTCGCCCCACTGGTTAGTTTCATATAATCATAGATGATTAAGCAGTCTTTGGCCTTACCATCTTCGTTAAAGCCTACGTGTTTCACTAGCCAGCGGCGGGCTAACGCCAGAGCTTCTGTATGACTCATGCCAGAAATAGATTCATAAAAAAACGGAATATTATTTACAACTTTCACTGAATCTAGAACAGCATCAACCCATTCTTTCTCTCTTTTAAATCTACCAGTTTCAAACTTATATATTGGACAGCCGGAACTAATACAGATCATTCTATTTTTCTGATATGCATTTGTAAGTTCAGTGTCAAGATATAGAACAGGAATGCCAAGCTTTGCAACATTGATACCAACGTTCAGTGCATCAAATGATTTACCAGTCTTAGGCCGAGCACCTTTAACTGTTACTGTTCCTCTGCGAAGTCCACCACCGATTGCTTCATCCCAAATAGGATATCCAGTAGGTAAACCAACCTGATCAACTTCCTCTTCCTCAAGCTTCTGTTGAATATATTCTTCTAAGTTTTCGCTAAGCTGTTCAAGACTATTCTCATTATCAACACCAGTAACATAATCTATAATGCGGCCTTCTGCTTCCTTAATGATATCTGAGAGAGATTCATTGCCAGAAATCCCGCTAAGATATTTAATAGCATCAGTATATCGCAGATAAAGATCACGTACAACAGAATACTTCTTGATTTGAATTCCGAACATCGGTATATTACCTTTATCGAAATTCACAGAGTCTAGAAGTTCGAGATACTCAAGATCCTTGGAATTAGAGATTTGATCTCCAAATCCAAGAGTTTTCATCTTCATCTTAATTGTTTCAACATCGAAGCTTTCACAGTTTGGTTCTTCTGATAGAGCTTTGAGCGAAGCATATACGGACTTATTAATAGGCAACGAGAAGTCTGTTGCATCAACAATTCCATCCGCGTCAATAAAAGCATCCTTTCCTCCGCGAATGATAGTTCCAAGAAGTGCTCGTTCGCTACCTGTGTCTCGTAATTTGCTTAGCTCTTTACTCATTTATTTATCCTTTAATTAACGCCAAGGCGGTGCCATTTTTGGCTTACTATGAAATCTATGTTGTGCAGTATCATCATCAGAAGTATCTTCGATGACCTTTGGCTCTCTAGTAACTATATTTGTCTTGCGTTTACTAGCAAGCTTATTTAATTCTGCCTCTATAGGATCGAATCCGTCACTGATGATTTTTACCTTACCAAGACCAAATTTCTTTCCACCTTCAATTTCGGTTTCTTTAATTTCATTAACGGTTGGTTCAAAAGGATTGGCAGTAACAGCCATCTTAAGAAGCTCAGTCTTATTCTTGCCCTTAAGATTCTTAGGATTAATACCAGTCTTAACTAGATAGTCTTTAAGTTCCTTAGCTGTCATTGATTCGACAGAAGTGGCTTGTGGCTCACTATCTTCGATTTCGTTTGACTCATCTTCTGTTTGAGTCTCAACGTTCATCATTTCGCGAATCTTTTCTAGGCGAGTCTTAACCTTTTGATTAGGTGGCTCAAGCCTTTCACCAGATATGATTTCGTATGCTGAACAAACCTTAACCCAATCTCCATCTAGAATAGCGGCTCGAAGCATCACAAATGCTTCTGCAATTAATTGATCTTCATTCATGTTTTAATACCTTAAATTTCTCATCATAATTTCTGCGTAGATAGCTTCTAATAGCTTCCCATAACGCTTCCTTATCTGGTCCCTGAAAACCTAATACACCAGAAGGTTTTGTAGGAATTATTACTAAAGCGGACCAGTAATCAAAGCTTTCGTCGTATCGATAATCAATCTTACATCCTTTATATTCATTCGGAATTGTTGTTGGCATAATCCTTCTCTCTACGCATTGCGGAAAATCTCAAGTCTCTAATTGATTCTCCAATAACTCTAATATCATTGGGAACATTGTATAGTCGATCAATTTCCATGCCGATTTTACGCATGAAAGCATTTAGTTCTCTACATAAAGGATGGGTATTCTTAGAAATCTGCTCTCTTTCGTTAAATCCATAGTGTCCGCCAATCTGTGGCAGTAGTGACGCAGCAATTTCACCAAGTCTAGACTTAGCCCATCTTTCCCAACTTTTATTCTTGTTAATTAATCTCTGGATATACCAAGCATATTGACCAATTTCAAATGAAGCTTCGGCAAGTTGTTCGGGGCTTAGTTTACGTAATTCTTGTAAAGACATTGATAAACAAGCTGGGGCTTCCATTGGCTGTAAACCCGGAAGCCCCGCTTGCTTTTCAAATTCAACTAATGCCTTTTCAATCTCCACACGAACTTCTTCGTTGATTTTGAATTCTTCTGACGCTTTAGACATTATTAATAAATTCCTCTAGATCCTCTTTAGTTCTAATTTCAATCCATACAAATGAATTTAGCTCGGCCCACTCTTGTTTTCGGCGGTCACGAGATAGTTGTTTGGCAAAATCTAATGAAGTAGATTTGTCACCGTGAAAATATGGTACGTGCTGATCGTGTTGACGGCCATTTACTTCAATAACCATACCAAGATTAGGCAGTAGAAAATCAACACTCATTCTAGAACCGGGGATAGTAAAATCTTCTAAGATTGTTTGGCGGGGATATTTGTCTTGTAAAGCTTGGGCGGTTTGTCCCTGTAGTGTGCTTCTGCTCTTAGACTTGATTGGATAAGAACTTGGACGCACGTCTACAGAAATATATTCGCCGTCGATATCAAACATTTTCATTCTAATACCTTGCCAATTATAATTTTATAATCACAAGAATGCATGTTGCATTCTTTAGTGTATTTTTTAAGATCTTCAAGTGTTTCAAATTCTCTTATCCTAATTGAAGCACCACAATCTCCACCATACCAAGAATATTCATTATATAATAGAAGAAACATTATCCCTCCATGTTTACAGCGAGAGTTTTAACACCATCTTCATTGGTTATTTCATATGGAAATGATGCTGCACAGAATTCAGTATATCCTTGATCATTTGTAACTCTCTGTGTTCTGGCTGAATCTTCGTACATTCTAAACTTTGTTCCGGGACGAAGATCAATAAATTCGGCTTTAACCCATTTATTATTCTTAAAAACTTCAATGAAACGTGAAATTTCAATCATCCAAACACCTTTTCTCTAATTTCTTTATCTAGCATCTTAGTTTGCTCTGGATGAATCAATAACCAATTACGAACTTTGTCTTCGCCTTGAACCTTAATTGGTTTCTGTGAATCGTCTAGTGCGTCTAAATCAACTCTAGTGCCATCTTCTAGGAACGGAAGTGTATACCAAGCACCACCCTTGCGGATAATCTCCCAATTGATACAGTGATCCATTACATCTTTGATATTATCAATACCATAACCATACCGAAGAGGGATTTTCATTTCCATAAACGGTGCTCCAAGAGCACTAGCTTCAACATTGTAAATCATGTTGTGGCCAAGGATACGACCATTTTGTTCATCCCATTTCTCAAAGTTTTTGCCGAACATGATAATATCAGCTTGATGGCGAATATGATTGCCAACTTTAGCTTGGACCGGAGGACCATAGCCGCTAGTATTAGCTTGAATTTGAGTAAGTAAAAATAATGTTACTTGATTTGGAACAATAATGTTACCATATTTACGGCAGAATTCTGCTTCAAGTTTATTACGACCACCGCGATCTTGGAAACCCATATCCTCTGATTGTTCTTTCTCGCTAGAAAGATTAGCAATAGAGTCTACAATGATTACACAGCCGGGATTATTTTCGATACAAGAACCAATTTCCATCCACCAATTTTCTGCACCCCACTTTTTATAACCAATAACATTATCGGCTTTATCAAGAATAGGCGGGGGCATAACAACTTGAAATTTATCAGAATCTAGGTTTATACCTTGAATTTGACTTAGAACAAGTTTACTTAGTCGGCCTTCAATATTAAAATAGAATATCTTACTGCCAAATAGATTTTGTGCATTGGCACCACACTGTAATGAGAATGTGGTTTTACCTAGTTTTGGTTTACCTCCAATAAGAACTGTTGCACCACGAGGAACACCTCCGCTTAATGCAATGTCAGATGATAACGTACATGGAATGATTTCCCGCTTGATATCAAATAACTGTTGGGCGGAAACTTTATAAGCACCATCGGTGCTGCGTACTTTGTCTTTAGCCATATCATATATTCGAGTAATTAATTATCCTTCTTTAGCTGTTGTTCTAAAGCAAGAATGTTTCCTAAACCACCCTTTTTCTTTGACGATCCTGTTGTTTTAAATTTGATTTCTTCTTGGGACTTTAATGGATCTTTGGATTTTGGAGTTGCTGCAATGAACATATCTCTCTGAATAATCAGACGATTAAGTTCTGCATTAATGCCAGTAACAACATCTTTTTCATCCTGTGTAATATTAGATACCCTACGACCATTTTTTTCGGTAAATCGAACTTTACGAAATTGTCCAATCTTCATTGGCTTGGTCTTGCGAAAAAAGTTTCTAAAAGCTACGGCAACTAATGGTTCTTTATTAGGATGTTCAAAATAATTACAAATAACAGCAGCTTGTTGATTCAGATCTCTTACTGGTTTTTGAATGGTTTTATGCCAGTCTTGGCCACGCTGAATATCCTTGTAATCTTTGATAAACTGTGTTCTCCAATAAATTACCATTTCTGCAACATATTGTGGCCATGTAACCTTACTGCCGGGATTCATGATCGAGTCAATATTTTTTTCCCACTTGTGTGAATATGGTAATTCGTGCCAATTAATTAGTTGGGTTTTTGATGAGGAATTCTCCGCACTCATTTAATGGTCTAGCCTCTGTAAATACAAGGTTCATGGTATTAACATCATACCATTTAATTCTAACTTTATCGTCGTAGTTTTTCCAATAACCAATAGCAACTAAATTTATATTAAGTGTAGAAGGCAAAATGGCTATCGTCTTGTTGCCAAGAAAATAGCCATCTGCATTACTATCAATTTTTCCGACGCCATGTTGATTTCCAATAGAAAACTCTGTAATTCTTATAGACTCGTTTTTAAGTCTTTCGCGTAGAGTTATCCATGTACCATCATCTGTTGCACCGCAAATTTTTAAGCCATTGGAAAGTGTTGCATTCCAATTTACCAACTTCTAACTCCTGCTCGTTTGTTTTTAGCAATATTGTCGCGAACATCGTCGCCACGTTGTGAATCCGATTCGGTCATGATAGCAAAGCCATTTTCTTTATTAGGATTTGGCCGTGTAATTGTTGGTGTTGAAGAACGTGTGGGCTTATCTGGTTTGGCTATTGTGTTCTTATTAATAGCTTCTTTGATAATACCCAAAAGCTGTCCTGTGAATAGCTTACGATTCTTATGTGTATTAAATTTAACCAACTTAGGATTTGCAAGCATTTCTGAAATTTCATCAGATAGCTTATCCATCCAATCTTGTTCTTGTGTTTGATCTGACATTAATTATACCTCACGCTCGGCTGCTAAAAGAGAACTATCATATCGAGTTTTAAGAAATCTCACGTAATGACCAAAAGCACTTTCAGGAACACTACGAAATTGAAATCGTAGATCCTTAGTTGTACGATCCTGCTGATCTAGTCTATAGTCATTACCAGCCTTTAGAGGATTGAAAAACTTGCCGTTGCGTTCGACTTTAATTCGGAAAAGTTGACCTGTAGTTGTTGGAATTTCGATAGCGGCGGTTTCATTGTCAGAGAACTTCTTCTTGCGTTTGCTATCGCTCTCGCCATTATCATTATATCGTACAGGTTCGGTTGGCTTTTTAACGTTCCTATCACTGCGAAGAATAGTGATGGCATCTCTTAATTCTTTTTCATTCATACACGTTTTTGTACGGTTAATACCGATTCAATAACTCCATCGTTGAAATCTGTTTCTACTTCATCTAGATCAAAAAAGTCCTTAGCGGGACAAATACTAGTTGATCCAGAAAACACTTTTGTTGCAAAGCTAGAACCACCACATTTATAGCAATTATTAATCTTGTATCTACTATTTAGTGATTTTAAACCACGCAATTCACGAGATTCGTTTGTTTCGCTTACAACTACGTTAGCCAAATGAGAACCACAATTTCCGCATTTAACTACCGCCTCTTCTAATACAGACAGTCCTAAAAGTTCTTCTTTCATTATGTATATCCAGTATTTATGTATTTATTTGGATTCTTAAGAACATTATAATTAATTTTCTTGTTTTTACGCCAAAACGGTGTTCTGCCTTCTCGTTCGACACCTGTCTTCTTGCCTTCCTTCACAGCCTTCTCATAATTCTTTTCACCTAAGGAACCTACTGTCTTAGGTTGTTTTAGATCAATAAAAGCAGGAGCGGCTAAATTAGCAGATTCAAGAATCAATGATTCTTGATTGCAAAATGGACATACTTTTTGCCAAGGATCTTTCACTGTTTCTTCACAATGAATCTTGGCTTCACATTCACTATTCTCGCACGCATATATGCGATGAACAGTAGAATCAAAAAACGATCCCTTCATCATAATTCCTTTGAAAAATATATAGCGTTATCAACACCCCATTCTGCACCGGGGCGATATCTAATATAACCACGCTTAATTAAGCTATTTGAACTTGCAATATTATTATGATCAGTATAAGTAACTATTCGATCAATACCTAATCTTCGAGCCATTCGCTCTCTAGCTTTAATTAATCTTTTATGAATACCCAATCCTCTGTGGCTAGCTAAGACACCACCACGGCACAAGAATGCTTTATCTTTAAGTCTAACAGTATCCAGACCTGCGTATCCAATTGGTTTATCCCCATCAAAAGCTATCCACCAATAACAACCCGGAGCACCAAAATATGGCGTTCCGGGAAAGAAGTGGTCGTCTAGTTCTTTGACGATACTTGAGTATTTATTTTCTTGATTAGGACGGCAAACCAACCGAATTCTTATTGACATATTACACCTTTGCGGCGTTAATGATTTTTTTATATTCGTCTGGAACATTATCGATTAAAACAGGCAATGGACGCCAAATTTTCTCGAACCAAAAGCAATCGTATCTATAAGCTGTCTTGCCTAAAGCACCAACGCCTTTTCCACCGGGATGTAAAACCGTACCGTGCTTAGAGATAGCCCTTTGGGTAAACTCCTCTAGCATTTCAGGAGTAAACCATATATATTTCGGTTGCTTTTCTTCTCGAAATCCGTTAACGAAAATAGTATCGTAACCCTCACTAATAGCTTTAGTGACTTTATTTACCTTTTGATGGAAAGATCTTTTACAAACAACATCTGCTCTAATAATCTCTGTCAATTTGCCATCAATGCTATAATCTGGAAATGAAGTAATCTTTGATTCTTTAGCAATAAACTCACCAGTAGCATCAACACCAGTTGGTATTAACTGCGGCCACTGTTTAGTTTTAGCATGAATAGCGATGCATAAACGCACCGCTATCTCTGCTTCACATTGACTACTTTGTTTTATATCCTTTGCAAATTGATTTTTAGATCTATAATCAAAACGGTAACTCATTTTTAAAGAGTTCCGCTAGAGCTTGGGAAGTGGTCGTCGTTTACTCTAACTCCGCTGACTAGAATGACATGAGGACCGCCATGAACATCATAAACTTCTGGCTTACTTAGGCCGCTGCTGAATGCTACACGACCGTCGAGCTTAGCTGGATTAGCAGCAACAGGCTTGACAATATATTCTTTTGACATTACTACTCCTTAACTTTACCTAAAATTACTATTAATTCTGGCGAGACACATTTAAATTTTGGCTTACAAATGCCGAATACAGAAGCAAATTTCGTTAAAGCGTCAGATTTATAAACTCTTACTTTTCCAACAGTTATAACAGATTTATCGTTTAAGTTAAGCTGTTCAGAAATAGTATTATAATCTTTAGAACTAATATAAACTCTTGACAATGGAGCACCGCCATGAGATCGCTCTCTAGCCATTGCTGCCATTTCAAGAATAACAGAAATAATATCTTCTGATTCGTAAGTATATAGCTGATCTAGACCTGCATCAAATAACAATCCAATCTCCTCGTCAGACATTCGATCATCATTTTCTACTATGTCTCCAATCAGCCGACTAACCAAATAATTTATACAATCATCGGCCAGTTCCAGTGAGAAAAGTTGAGATAACTCGTATCTGGCTTTCTCTAGTGTTTGTTTTGTGTTCATTGATATGGTTTCAATATATCTTTAACTGATTTTGGGAAATCTTTAGATATAACCCATTTAATAAAGCCTTTGTCAACATCCTTAACGGGTGTTCCCTTGTGCTTACTAAAATTAAGGACTGGTTCGCTCTTGTCGTTATAAGTTATGTACTGATCTGAAACTATCTTATCTGCCGTTTTTCCAATTGTTTTTTGTGCTATATCAACAATAGTTGTTTGTTCCTTATCAACCTGTTTGGCGATAACGGCTGCTGTTGTCTTTACATCACCTAGTGCATCGTGTGCATCTTCTATCTCTTGGCCTAAATAGAATTTACATGCATCCCCAAGCTTTCTTGTACAATGTGCCATGAAAACTTTGTACGCATCATAAACCGCTGCATCCTTTAGAACATCTGCTTTACCATGCTCCGTCATCTGCCGAATCAATACTTTAATATCGAAGCTTGCGATGTTAAAACCAGCAACGTCGGCCCCTTTAAATAGTTTCATGATTTTAGGAACGAAAGTCTTAAATTCTGGTTTATCCTTAAGACTGTCGTTGCTATAACCGTGAACCTTAGTGGCTTCCTCGGCAATTTGAATTGTTGGCTTGCAAATAAAGGTTAATTCTTCTGACGTTCCATCAGGATTAATTCTAATACCGGCGAATTGAATTGTTTGATCCTTATTTGTATCAATTCCTGTTGTTTCAAGATCAAACACTACTATAGGTTTAGTAATAGTTTTGCTTATTGTTTTTACATATTCATCAATTACCATATAAATACTTATCGTCCTTAACGCTCTGTGTCTTTATTACTGTTAATTCACAATCGGTATCGGCATAAAAACCAACAACTTCATTTGGATTAACTACTACAATATCACCTTTAGTAAGTAGAACATGAGTGGCCACATTGGCATTGAAAAGTTTAAAGATACAACTGCCGCTAGTGACAACATTTATCTCACTGGATTCTTTATGATAATGAGGCATATGTTCTGTTCCAGAAGGATATGAATGTATTCCTACTTCAAAATTTCCCTTGAATAAGCTGGGTTCAAAGTTTCCAATGACCCAGCCGCGTTTAAAATCATTTAATTTATATATTTCCATTTAAATACTTCTCCAAATCTTCAGGTGTACCTAAAGAAACAAAGTCATTCACCATAAAAGGTATAACTTTATAGTTTGAAGAATTAAGTTCATTATAAACAGGAGCCACGTAGAATTCGCCCTTACTGCGACGATTCTTTTGAATCATCTGTTCTGCGTACTTCACAAATATATTCCCTTTAGAGAAATAATAAGTTCCAGTATTAGCAATGTCGCTGATGACATTTTTTTCAGCAACATAACAAACTCTTCCACCGTAAACGTCTACATAACTCCATTTAGGATCACTACTTACAAAACACCACATTCCTCCATGTGCTTTGTGTTTTCGAAAATACTGCAAGCCACGACCTACATAGCCGGGATCTTCAACAATATGATCGCAGTCGGTAATGATTAATTCTTCATCATTATTAATAAGGTCTTTAGCGAGAAGTACAGTACAAGCAGCACCTTCTGTCACTTCCTTAACAGGAAGAATTTTATAATTGAGTCTTTCGTCTTTTAAAATATTCTCAAAATCAGTGCCATACTGATCCAAGAAGTTCTGTAAACATAGAAAAATAAATGTTGAAAAAGACGCTGAGGGATTTCTGTCTATAATGTCGTAGATGGCATGTTTAATCATTGGCCACCCCTTTACATCAATAAAAGGCTTGGGAGTAGTATATCCTACTTCTGAAAACCTCCGGCCACGTCCGGCCATTGGAATTACCACGTTCATTATAATTCAAACTCCTTGATAGCTTTTAAGACAGTCTTTGCGTCAACGTCATAGCTATCTCTAACTTTGAGGATATTAGTAGTTACTTGACCGGCCGCTGTGTAACCAATATCAGAATCCTCTACGATTAATATTTCATGTGGCATTAGATTTAATCTTTCTAATGCAAAGAAGTATGGATCAGGAAATGGTTTATTGCGTTCCGTATCTTCATTTGACACAATCAAATTAATAAATTGTGCTTGGCCAGTCTTACGAAGCATTAAGCTGGCGGTATCTCTAATAGAATTAGTTACACAAACTGATTCAATGTTTCTATCTCTAAGCATCATATGCATAGTAACTTTGATTGGATCAATAGTTAGTTTGCAAATTTCTTCTTCGGTATATTCTTGTTTCAGCTTCCATATCTTATCTATATCTTCGGCTTTGATTTTACCTTCGTTTAAAAGCATCTGGAGCTTCTTTTTGGTAGAAAGGCCATTATATATCATTAAGTGTTCTTCACGCGTTAAATTGAATCCTAATGCCTTGTTAAAAGCGTTAAAGTGGATCTCACACGCATCTACTAAAACGCCATCTAAATCAAACATTACACAACGAATCATTTTTTTTACCTCTTGACTAATTGCTATTTCTGGATCAATTCCTTTTTGAATTCTATTCAGATATTATGGTTACTCTTCCATATTTTAAACCAATATATGATTTTATCATAGGTTTGTTATATATGCTAAGCCATAGTTATTAGCATTATTGCGTGGGAATGGTTCAATTATCTTTCCGTTTAATGTAGATTCCACATAATGAACCATATCATTATCAAAACAATGAATATCATGAAAGAATATTACATACTTATTGGATAAAAATGGAATGACAGAATTGATGTCGGCTAGAATTGCTTCACGCCAATGTCCAGCATCAATGAATACATAATCCAACCTATCCTTTGATAGATCATATGTATTTGAAAGTGCATCTGTTGTATCGTCTGGACTCCAGCCGATTTCCATATAAACAGGAACATTATACTTGGCAAAGATATGCTGAGCTAATTGATAACCATCAGCATTTGTATGTGTACTTTTCTTTCCAATATATTTACCACAATCATTATATTGTTCTTCAATATAAGCATCCATGGTAACCAAAAGACCACCAGTTTCTTTAAAACCAAGACCGGCGGCTAAACCAGATATACCAAATGCTGTTGCTACTTCGTAGCCACGCTTTAGATTATATTTCTTGACAAAATCTGTTACAAAATTAAACTCTAGTTCGGTCAAAGACAAAGGATGGTAGTGTTTTACCATCCCTACGCTTCGATCACGTCGTTCAATCTTAACTGGTGCGTCTTGATTGATTTCTGTAATTAAGTCATTATAATTCATTACTTAACACCAGTGCTGCCAAAACCACCTTCTCCACGATCTGTTTCGTCAAGGGAATCTACTTCAACAAAATTTACTTCTGGAACCATAGCAATTACTGCCTGAGCGATTCGATCTCCTCTTGCAATAACAAAGTCATTTTCTCCATTATTAAATAAAATAACACCTACTTCACCACGATAATCGGCGTCGATAGTTCCCGGACTGTTTAGAACTACTACTCCCTTTTTATAAGCAAGACCACTTCGCGAGCGGATTTGCATTTCATATCCGGGATCAATAGCAACTTTGAGTCCTGTTGGAACTAGTGTCCATGTGTTTGGAGCAATAACTACATCAATAGATGATGACAAATCGAATCCCGCTGCATCTTTAGTTGCCTTAGCGGGTACTGGAACGCTTTTTGATAGTCTTTGAATCTTTACTTGCATACTTTATAATCGTCTACTTTGCCATTACTTTTAACAAAACTACAATAAAAATATAAGCGGTACATTTCTGCACCGCTCATATGATTTTAATTACACTTGGTCCATCCACATGCAACACACTTCATACATCCTTCTTGTCTGGCTAGATTGCCACCACATTCGATACAGCTTTCGCCTTTAACTTCTGTTCCATCAGAGATATATAGTTTTAGCTTGCGTGCCATTGCTTTGGCAAAGCTAGACATATCTCCTTTAACTTTTTCGAGTTGATGTACAATATAGTTAATATCATTTCCATGGCGAAGTGCTAAAGATGTCAATCGAGCTAAACCTTCTTGATCTTCGCTAATATGATCAGCGATATTTTCCATAACATTTCCATCATCAAATTCTGCTTGATAATGACCACGTTTCATTTTTGTAACTTTAGCTTTCTTGACCTTCTTAGCGATCATGCCATTTTCACCAGCAAAGACTTCATATGGCATGCCTTCAAACATTCCAATAATAACAAAGTACTCTTTGCCCTTAACGGCAGTATGATACACATCTGATTCAATCGTTTGCGGACGCTTTGGTGCATCGTTTGTATCGCGAGCGGCCTTCTTGCTATCGGTTTCATTAACAAGAACACCAGTTCGGCAACCATCGCGGTAAATAGTTACACCCTTACAACCAGACTTCCATGCAGTGCGATAGATTTCATCTACTCTTTCAACTGTTACATTGTTTGGCAGATTTAATGTACTTGAAATTGAATGGTCAACATGCTTTTGTGCAGCAGCCTGTAGCTTTACACGTTGAGTCCATTCTAGTTCTGGAGCACAATGTCCATACCAAGGTGACTTAGTGATATTGTCAATTCCAGTTGCTTCAATCCATTCTGTAACAGCAGATGGATAAATCTTGAATTCTTGCCAATGATCGCCGTTTTGATCAACGAAGTCTGATCTAAAATTACTATCTCCGGGATTTCCTTTCTT